CTCTTTTTGACGAGGGGGCATAGCAAGTTCCCCTGTTGCTTTCATGCGGTCAAAGGTCATAGAATCAGCAATGACAATACTCTCGTTGTCCTTTTTACACGCTTCACCAGCAATAGTCACTTGAAAGATGTCATCATTTGTTTGTTCGTCCATTTCAAACTGCTTGCCCGTGGTTGCCTTATAATCATAGGCAACCATCAGGTAAGTACCTGCATCAGCAGAATTAAACTCCACAGTATCACCGCTTACCTTATATCCACCCTTAACAACAGGACTTCCGCTAACAAACGGCGAATCGTCCTCATTGACAATAACGATATTGCTTGCTTCGGGGGCCTTTTTCAACTTCACAGTATAAGGACTTGCAGCAGGGACGGAAATTTCCTCAATCCTGCGAATTGCCAAGTTGCTTTCATCCTTATATTCGCTTGCCACCAATGCAGCATACAAGCGGGGGACAAAGCTATTAAGGTTGATAGCCACCTGTCCATCCTTGCCTGTCGAATAATCATAATCCCAATCACTATTACCATCCGCTAAAGTTGTTGATTTAGGGGTAATGCTCGGCACAAGGGATTGAACAATTCCGGTAAACAGGAACCGCTTTTCGTCCCGATACCGGAGCAGCTCAAGATGTCCTGCCTTTTTATAAATCAATTCCATTCAAACATCACTCTCCTTTTCAAAATGTTTAAATAACCCGGTAAAAATTATACCGGGAACCTACACAAACAAAACCCTGCATTGATGGAAGTTCACCTAATTGTCCGTCAAAATGCAGGATCATTGTTCCTACCTGTTTTTTATGAAGCAACTCTCTCACCCGTTTCTGCACCCTGTAAGCAAAATAATCCTGTGTAGCCGGAACATGAACATCTATCTGTAATATCTCATTGGTGATGATCTCGTTTCGAGAAGGCCGGGAAGGACGAAAATAAAGGTTCAGCCTTCGTTCATTACCGGCTAAACCCTCATAAATACTTCGCTTCAATATTCTTTTTGCTTTGTCGCCCACGGGTGAACTTTCTGTTAATCCAATCCCTTCCAATATGCTTTTGTCGTTAATAAACAATGCCTGAACAGCGTTTAAGTCAGCTTCCGGGTTGAAACAAAGACATCACCTACTTTCCAACTATTTTGTTGTTACAACAATATACTTGTGAAACGGGAAAGCCACTATCGCATCTTCGAGCATCTTTTGAATAATGGTATGTTGCATCCATGCTGTAGCAGTTGTAAACGCATGAGAGGGGGGCCATGGGTCAAGGTATGATTCCAAGTCTTGCCCTTCCCTTCTGCCTGTGCTTGTCTTTGTTTTGCCAAAGAAATCTACATACGTACCTTTGGGCCTGCCACGTATAGCCAAGTCATGTCTTGCAGGGTTCCAGCCTTTAGCAGTATTAAAAAGGTAATCTGTTAGTGCAGGGTTCGATGTATCCATTAGGCTACCACTACCAAAAGAGTCCAGTATCGCCCAAGGGCCACCTATCACTTGAGCAGTTATCCAGCCTGCGATTAACTCTACATCACCTTTAGTTAAATCCTGCATACCTTCGGGGGTTCGCATGTGAGATTGTATTTCGTTAAAATAAGCATCCTGCATTCTCTTGACAGCTTTTACCATGTGGTCTTGAAACTCTTTTTGGCATTGATCCTTCAGGAATTTTACTCCCATTGTAGCAACCTCATTAAATCGTTATTCGCTTTTTCCATGCACTTCTTTTGCTTTTTCACCCAGTTTTTGCTTGTGTATTTTGGAATATTAAACGGGGGAACTTTGATCCTGCTCTGAATGGGAATACACAATATCCCTGCAAGATAATACCTTGCAATTTTGGAGAGAAGGTTGAATTTGAGTTCACTATCCACTTTCCCCTTCAACTTCGGAATAGCGGGAGAAAGCATGCCTTTCATCGCCTCAATATTAATTGGTGCATCAATTATTTCATCTGGGCATAGTTTTTCATCCGCAAACAGAATCTTACGAATAGCAGCATGGTAATTTTCACCAAGGTATTCAGAATACATGATAGTTTGCCTCCTTATTGCGGATTATCAGGGTTTTGAAAAATAAAACCAAGCTTTTGCATTCTTAATTCATGTTTCTGCTTAATGAATTTTTGTGCTTTCTTAACTTTTTCGGTAGGAAAGTGATCTTTGCCATAAAGCATACCTTCTGGATCATCCCGGTAATCCCATATACCGCCAAGTTTTTCTTCTCCCGTTTCATCATCAATAACAACTTCCAACGCAAGCCCTAAGGGGTGGAGAAAGGCCCTGTTCAGTTCGGCAAGTAACCCCGTTTCCCTGAATTCTTTAATATCCATTTTTGTTATATTATTATCCACAATGATATTGCCTCCTTAAATTGCCTTACTTTCAATCCATTTTCCAGTTTCAGGATCTCTGGTTTCAATCTTCATATTTGATGGTTCCATCATCTTATTTAACCATTTCTCCAATTCTTCTTTACCATTAAGGGCTTCTGCAACTTTTATCCTGTGCCAGTTTTTGAATTCTTCAGTTGCAATAAGCCTCTCAAAAGCGTTTCTCTTGTTAGCAGTTTGGGATCGCTCTTCTTTCCCTTCTGCCCTTGCGCCACTTTCCGGGTGAATAATGCGAACAGCAGAGGAAGTCTTATTTTTCTTTTGTCCACCTGGGCCACTGGCTTTAAAATGTTGCACAATAAAATCCTTTTTGGTTAAGGAAAATAATAATTCCTTTTCCATGATATATTGCCTCCTTAATCTTCCAATTCCTCATCATCCCCATTGCCATCATTCCCCATTGCCAACACCCTCGGCCTTGTATCTATCCCGGCCTGAACCCTAACAATACCCGGCATGGCAATCGGGTCAGCAGCCTCAACCATGTAAGATTCACCTTCATAGACAATCCTGTCAAGCAAATGTATATCCGCATTTTTGGGGCATTGGAACACATACCTTGCCCCTTCAAGCAGCCCAGGATCACGTTGCCTTAATTCAGCGGTAATAATCTCACCATAAGCATAAACTTCACCCTTATTCACCCATTCTTCAACAAGGTTAAAGTTTTCGTCATAGCTTTCCTCATGCCGCCAATGCCCAAGGATAGCGTTCACTGTTACCGCAAACCAGGCTAATTCATTCGTAGTAGGGTCATTGTTCACCGACTGAACAAGGAATGTCATATTGTTAGCCTCGAATATTTCGCCACTGACAAGATTAGAATCAGAAAGGATTAAGCCTTCCCAATGAGCCTCCCTTGCGCCGTAAATGCGGATAGCTTTAGTAGCACGTCTTAGACTTATTTTGGTAGGGTATTTGTAATCAGGATCGTATGTTTCACTCAAACCATCCGCAACATTTACAATTGGCCTTAGTATGTGGCAGTCTTGTCCTCTTGCTTTGAGATATTTAGTTGCATAACCATTCAATAAGACCACCCACCCTTAGCTAATTGCAAAATATGTTACATCCGGAGTTTTCACCAGCTTAGAGATGTGCATATCCCGCTTTTCGGCAAACTCTATTTTCTTTTTTTCCCAATCAATTTCTAACTCAAAAGAAACATGCGGGCCGGATTCTTTTACCGGTAGTCTTGCAGGCATAGAATCACAAGCAAGGACAGCACACTCGCAAACCGTAGCCGATTCGAGATATACCTTTTTATCTTCCGGTATGGTTTCATAATCGGGAACAAGGTCGATAATGTTCGATTCGGCAATGTCCACTACATCAGCCTTTTCTAAAACTTGGTCTGGCAGGTACGCTTGATCGACACCGATCACCTCTCTTACCCGTTCCTGCCAGCCCTCATCCGTTAAAATCCTATTTGTCATAGGAATAACCCCCCGTTATGCTAAGTGAAGAACCTTGGTTGCTTCGGGGAAGATTTTAGCATATCCGTTTGTTTCAGACAGTGTTAAAATTTCAGTCTGCCGCTGGATAAAACGATCGCTTTCATAAATGTCACTTCCGGCCTCTGTTACCTGTTCAATGGCAAACTGGTTGTTGATACCAACAATCTTGCCAGCAGCAACGTCTTTATGCCAGAACAACCTTACAGCACCAGTAGGCATTTGCGGAGCAGCAAGATTGATCCCAACGCTTGTCCCTTGTGCCAAGATTTTCAATACGTCTACAGCAGAAAGATTAGGCAGTTCTGCCAACACAATATTGATAAACCCGGCCTTGTCCGCAATAAGGGTATTGCAGGGGAATTCCTCAAATTCCATCAGGAACCGCAAGAACACTTCGGCGGTAATATCAGTTGCACCAGTAACAAGGGTGCTTGACTTAATTACCGGGGCCTTGTTGTTGTTACCGTCACCATTGACAATAACATCGAGAATTTCCTCTACCTTATCCTTTGCCACTTGCATAGCAATCCTTCTAAGATGAAGTGCAAGCATGTCAATTTTCATCCGGCGAAGGACTTCATAACTTGCTTCGATAGCCCTACCGAATTTATAAATCTTGACAACTTGATCTCTACCCTTGATTGTTACCCTGGGCAGTTCCGCAGCTTCAGTTACCCTTTTCTTGCCTTGCTTTTCCGGTTGATCGTCAACGTAGAATGTTCTGTAGGTATCAGAATCAATCGTAGTAAAAACACCAATCAGATAAGGCAACATGGTATCTTGAACAACAGCTTCCCTTACAGTTCTTGCAATAAATTCCGGGAACAAGAACCTGCTTTCTTCTGTCCGGTAAAACGCCTGCATTTCACTTGCCACAATCCCCTTGTCATAAATCGACTTGGTGAAAATACCTTCCTGTTTCAATGCCCTTTGAAAAGCATCAAGCTTTCCACCTTCGGGGGTAGGATATTTATTTTCTAAAAACTGCGAAATGCTTTGTTTCGCTAATCTTGCCTGGTCATACATGGTACGATTCAATTCAATAGTCATATTCTGGATCACTCTCCTTTCTTAGCCAATTAGAACCATAACTTTTTGGTTAGTGCTATCAACGCTAACTACTTTAGAAGTGCCGGTTGCACCAGTAGAAGCCATAACAGCGCCATTACTAACAACCACACAAGCACCAGCATCAGGCAAACTGCCGGAGACGCCCTCAAACTCGGTATAGCCAGCGTCCTGAACGGTTACATGGTTGTCATGCTCATACTGGTTGATTTTGCCGAATAAGGGATCGCCAACATCACCGAACCCGACAATGCCATTACCTTTAAGGGTTACCGCCTTACCAATAACTGAACTCCTGCCTGCGCCATTATTCCAAGCAGAAATTAAATCGGCACTCGCTTTACAAGTAACTGCACCGTAGCGAATACCTTCAAAATCAAGTCCGCCACGTCCGATTATTGTCAAATTAAT